CAACAGTCATCGTGTAGATGTAACCAATAATTAGATCACGCCCACGATAATCGCCATCAATATCAACGTAATAGCCCCCTGCAGTCCCCTGTACGGTGGGGTAAAGTACTGCCCCGACTGATTCACTAGACACGTCACTAGAAGCGCCTATGTAGCCGCCTAGAACAAGCACAGAGAATGTCTTACCACTGATGTCATCATAAGGAAGGAAGACACGGGTAGTATCAGCACTTGAATCATATGTACGGTAAGGGTTAACAGTCCAAATGTCTAGACAAATGTCAGTCTTTTCACCAGTAGGAAGGGTAAGGAAACCTTCTTCATTTGCTTGAGTCAGGTCATAAGACTGAATAAATACATTATCACCGTCTTTAACAGTAGCGTAGTAGGTGTTAGCATCAAAGAATTGATCCAATAGTTGACCAGTCAGTTCCCACTTGTACCAAGCAGAAGCACGTTGTTGACCTTGCTCCAAGAATTTGTATTGGTAAACTGTTGAACTATTAACAGTACCAAGTGAAATGATTGACAACGCAGGGGATGCAATCATTGACGTAACTGTTTCAGGAATAAGTTCAGGAACAATCTTTGTCTGCTCACTCATTGTTGGAGGACGATCCGTGCTGATCTCAGTCAATTCATACAAACGTGTGAACAACGGAGTCTTAGATACAAACGCCAAGCTAGTACCAAGGGTAACAGCTTCTACCAAAGCATCACACTCATAACTTGACAACTCGTTAATCTTAGCTGTCTTAGGACTGAGAATGTCAGCATCAGTAGTCAAGATGAACTGCTCAGTATCACTGAACAACACAAGACCAACACTGGTAGGACGGACATAACGGTGGTTAACCGGTCGAACCGAAGACGCAGTAATGTCAATCGGATCATCGTCGGTAACAGTCAAAGCTGTCGTCACCCAGAAGTTAAAGTAATCACCAGCACGACTAAGGACTACAGCTTCATTAGAAAGGAAACCAAGTCGGTTACGATAGAAGAACAGGTTGTTAATCTTTTGACCAACAAAGCTAGGATCAGGATTAGTTTCTAAATCACCAACTAAACGATCTTCCCAAGTAACAGGACCGTACGTAAATGATCCATCTGCATTCCTCACCAGTTGGTGTGGCATAGTCAGTGGATCAAACTTGTATTGAATTTCAGGAGCAAGCGTTTCTTCCCACACACCAGTACCGTAAGTAGCACCAGAGTCTGCTACAAACTTGACGTACATATCATCAACATCAATGTCGATGCTGTTGACAACTTTGACTACATACCCATCCTTACATTGAATGGGAAGGTCAGCAACAGTAGGAGTAGATTCTTGGAAGACAAACAGAGCCTCTTCTGATGGACCGCCTACAACTGAAATAGTGAAGGGATTATCAGCACTAATATACATACCTGGACCAACCTTAACAGCAGTGTAGGTTGTGCCTCCGAAGGTCTGTCCATTAATATCAGTGACCAAATCGTTAAGGATACTATCAACGTCACCACCAGTACCAGCATTATGTGTTCCACGTTCGGTGCCATCTAAGAAAATGCGGTAATGACCAGTACCCATCACCTTGACAACGACAAAGGCTTCGTTGGGTTTAGCGGCACTGGTGTCAGCAGTCAACGCTACAGTCTTTGCTTTGTTAAGAACAAAGGTGTAGTCATTAAGAGTTAGGAGTTCAATGTCATCAGCGGTAGCTCCGTAAAGGTAACCGTTAGACGGTGTAGCAGAGATAGCACAGTCGCTAACCTCAGTATCATAAGCAGCTTTAGCTGTTGCCTCTGCGGTTACTGCATTATCATAGTTGGTTTGTGCAGTATTCATTGCAGCCAAAGCAGTAGCCAGTTCACCAGCATTGCTAGTAGCAGCAACAGTTAGAATAGCTTGGTAGACACGATAACCTTCAGAAGCAAGTAATGGATGCTCATCAGTTAACTCAGTACCAAGAGCATAGCCTGCAGGAAGTGTAGCACTAACACTAATAACAGCGTCAGCATTCTTAACCGTGTAGATGCCAGAAGCATTCTCAAGAATACCAGAGGTTAGGTATTGATCAAGTTGACCGTATGGGTAGTTGTAATTGACTTTAAACAACGCTTCAGTTGTTGCATCTTGACCAGCCAGTTTCTCAGCGTAGTCAGCTTGTGCAGCATTAAGAAGTCCAAGCTTGGTAGCAGTATCAGCTACAGCAGTATTATAAGTGGCAAGAGTAGACTTAAGATCAGCTAACGTACAAGTACCAGGAACACCAGTATTGCTACCCATGTCCACTGCTCTCGGACTGCCGTCAAGCAAACTCCAAACACGGAAAGTGTTGTCATCGTACTGTGCTACATATTTTTCTTGAGCATCCCTCAGGATAGAAAACCATTTGCCTGAAGAACTAGCTCCGTCAAGTTCAGTTACATACTGACCACCAGGACGCTTAAGTAAGCCAAGAGCATAGTTAGGGTATGCATTTACAGCATCTTTAAGTTGTCCCGGAAATTTACGGTTGTCGGGTTGTTGCGAAATGCCAAGCAAAAAGTTTGGTATCCGTTGGGTAATAGTGCTCATCTCATCAATGCTTGGAAAGGTTGATAGCTATTGTAATAATTGTGACCATCACTGAAACCAAACATAGAATAGTCACCTTGCTGACAATCATATTCGATAGCTGCAGCTCGGGTCATCATCTCTTGTTCTTGTAGCAACGCCTGAAGCTCACGGTCACCAACCATCTTCACACAACACATACGTGCTGCTCGGGCAGTAATGTAAGCTTGAATAGCAGGAGGTACATCAGTGAAATCAAAGAACCAGACTACATCTGCTTTGATGTTATCAGTAAAAGTATAGGTATGATTCAAACGATCATACAGCTTACCGCTTCTACGGACTACATCATACTTGTTTTTATGTGCTTCAACATTAGTATCAATTTGAAGCATGTTGGATGGATAAGCAATTTGATTTGTAACACTATCGGGAGTTAGCTCATAACTACGTTCAGTGTTAAAGATCCAACCTTCAGCTTGAACTTGTTTGTTGATTTCCCGGAGGGTGTTGAGTACAATAGATACTTCAGGGTTCTGGAGATCTAGTGTGGTGACAGGAGCCTGTCCCACTGAGCTAAGTATTTGATTTACAGCATCCAGTTCGGTGGACACAGCATAAGTAGGAAAGTGCATTGTTACCTATCACAAAGATAAAAAAAAGGGGAGCCGAAGCTCCCCAGTATTGATTAAGATCAGAATGCAGCAGGTGCAGTAGCGCCCACATACAGCTCAACAGCTGCAGCGGGGTTCAGGTAATCAGCACCCATAGCCAGACGACCAACGATCACATCACCTTGGTAGATGATGGAGGTATCGCCAGAAGTGACTTGGACCTGAGGACCAATAGCTTCCACACAGCCAGCAGCTTCACGCTGGAAGATCAGACCAGCAGACACTGCGCCGAATTCAGCAGCAGTACCGTAGTCGTTGTTGATACCAGTCTGGGCAGTCGAAGCATCCTCAAGAGCTTCAGCAACGAAAGAACCAGTTTTACCAGGATCGGTCACACCAGTGGTGCCGCCGTACTTGGTACCATACTTACCCAGGAACGGAATGTTCATGGACTTGTAGATCTTGATGCCAGCGATTTCAATGATACCCTGACCACCTTGCAGTGCGGTACCTTGAACGTCACGGTTCACCAGACCATTGGTGCCAACAGCTTGGATCAGTTCATAGTACTGACGGGGGTTCAGGACGGCAACACGGCCATCACCAGACACACCCTTCTCATCCATTGCAGCAGCGGCGTCATAGAAAGCAGACACCAGAGCAGCGGAGGAGTAAGCGTCAGATTCGTTGGCAGAAGAACCAACACGGATTTGAGTACCGCCAGGCTCAACGAAGCCAGTGGCAGACACAGGCGAAGCCTTACGTGCACCGCGAGCGATAGCACGGAAGATCAGACGGTCATACTTCTCAGCGAGAGCATAGCCGATCTTACGGGAGATCTCGCTACGCAGATCGTAGTGAGCAAGAATCTCATCAAGCTCATAAACGAAAGCCGAGCTGATCAGCAGGTCATCAACGGTGATGGTCTTCTCAGCCACCGGAGGTGCACCATCCGAGTTACCCAGAATGCTGTTGCCAGGGGTATGGAACTCAGAAGTCGTACGACCAGTGTAGATGAATTGCAGGGACTTACCATTACGGAGAGTCCGCTTCATAACCAGATCACGAGCAATCGTGTTGTTCTGGAAACCCTTGAACATCTCGCCGCTAAACAGCTTGAGGTACAGGGCACGGGTATCACCCGTCAGGTTAGATTGGCCTAGCTGAGTAAGATCAGCAAGAGGCTCATTACTATTTTGATGTGCCATTTTAAAGGAGTAAGAAATTAAATAGACTTGCTCCCAA